TAATGCTTTGGCCCTTCTTGCGCAAGTGGCAAAAGGTCCTCTCAAGTCTGCGGATGACCGCCTGCTCGATGTTGCGCTTCGGAGAGATCCGACGCGTAGAGAGTTAAGGTCCCAGCTTAAGGCCGGTGACTTAGGTAGCTTCCGTTCTATGTAAGTTTAACTCCTATTAAGGACATAAACATGGCTGCAATTGCAGATATCGTCGCCTATGATGGCGAATCGACTCCCGTTCTCCATACCTTCTATGCGGACCACGTGGAATACACCGGTAACGACCTCATCGCTCTTTGGAGTGAAAAGGTTGTCGGTGTTCCCGAGTACGCTCAAGGAACTATCCGCCTTTCTAAAAAGAAGGTGGCTAGCGGTATGGTGCGCGTGGGTCTCCGGGTCGACCTTCCTGTGATGGAAAGTGTGTCCGGGCAGAACCTCTCTGGCTACACGGCGGCCCCCAAGGTCGCTTACGTGGACTCTTCGGAACAGGTGCAGTGGGTCCATGCGCGTTCTCTGGCTCAAGGCCGGAACAACACGCGATGGATCCTGCGCAATGTGACGTGCAATGCTACCGCATCGAACACACCCATAACGAGTGGGTTCGTTTACGACGCTATTGTTCGTCTCGTGTTCCCTTCCTAACCGGGAATCCGGTGAAGAGCTAGTTGACAACCGTCAACTATGGTCGCCCGCAAGGGCAATCCTGTAATTTTTGGTTATAACCAGGAGTATACAATGCATAAAGCATGTTGGATAGCTGAGAGTTCTCCCAATGAATCACTCGACATCATCAGGGAACTCGCTCTCGCTCACGCCTTCCTTGGAGGGCGTCAAGGGTTCATTATCGCATACTTCATTGAATGTGGTGATTACCTTTCGATCTGTGAGTTTGAACTGGACTATGACACTCTTACGACCGCCGAAGCAGCTAATTGCCGCCAGGCCCTCGCATTCTTTCAAAAATGCGATTACATCGTCTTGCCGGGGGTGGACCCCCGGGAGGTGGCTAAGTCTAAGTTCATGGAGGCTGAAGCAGCCTGCCAGTCAACGAATGAGATTTTCAGGAAACGACGCGCGGGGCTCTTTAATTTTGAGCCCTGGGTTGACTCTGCAATCCGCAGAGCCCAATCTAAAATCGCCCGCGTCCTTGGAAGACTCCCGCACGTTCGAGACCTAAAGCTGCGCTTCGGCCCCGGAGCAACGACCCTTACCAAGAAGAAAAATGCCAGCGTAGTTGAAAAATTACAAGCTGGTGTTTCCTGTAGCGAGTCTCTCGTCCCATACGCTTCCGCGCTGTTGGCCGAGATGCCTCAACTTTCACGTTTGCACAACACTCTCCCTCCGGACCCGTACGAAAACCTTCTCTTAGAGAGGGACGCATTGGTTGAGGACTTAGCGCTCCAGCTGTCGGGCGGATCGGAAGATCCGGCTCCACAGTGGGTTGTAAAAGCCTTGGAGGAGAGTATCGCATCTCTTGATCGAGAGATTGAGATGCGTTCGTTGGTAGACGTAGTTGAGCGCTGCCCCGTGTTGATCACGCATGGGGTGGTTGAATTCGTCCCGAAGAACGCTAAGACGCATCGCTCAATCGTTAAAGAGCCGTCGCTGAACACTATGATTCAGCTGGCCCTAGGCGATTATATGGCAAAGCGTTTGTCGACGTTTGGTATCGATATTCGGAACCAAGAGATTAACAAATCTCTTGCGAAAGAAGGATCGTTAACTGGGGAGCTTGGCACCCTGGACCTGTCTTCTGCCTCTGACACTATTTCGACAGAGATAGTTTTTGAACTTCTGCCTTGGGAGTGGGCTTTCATGCTCAACTCCTGTCGGTCAGAGAAGGTTTTACTTGACGGCGACGTCATTGACCTTCAAAAGTTCTCCAGCATGGGAAACGGTTATACGTTTCCTCTTGAGACCCTTATCTTTTGGGCTCTGGCTTCATCGGCTGCCGAAGATGGTTTTGCCTCCGTTTACGGAGACGATATCATCGTAGGCACACACTCAGTCAACCGCGTGATGCGGCTTCTGGAAGTGTGCGGTTTTACTATAAACCGTAAGAAGAGCTACTGGACAGGCTCCTTTAGGGAGTCGTGTGGGGGGGATTTCCTTTCGGGAATTGATATCCGGCCCTATTACCACAAGAATGTGGTAACGGGAATGGAGCTCTTTAAGATGCATAACTTTTACGTTAGGCATCATAATCCGGAGATGGCGGCTAAAGTGCTTGCGCACATACACCCTTGTCTACGGATCTATGGACCGGATGGTTATGGGGACGGTCACCTTATCGGTGATTGGACCCCGCGGCGCACTAAGCGTCAGCGAGACCACGGCTATGGAGGAGTACTCTTTGACACCTTCAAGCTCGGGGACCGGAAAGATTTCCGGCCTGAGCGTAGAGGTGATGAGGCACTACCTACTTATAGTATCTACACCCGTGAGGATGGAGATCCTGTGCTTCCCGAGGCCGACGACGCAAGTCTAAGCGCCGAACAGTTCGCCATCGCCGTGAGGCGCCGCAACCTGTTTGTCGGGAAGGTACCAGCTGGGCTCTCACAGGCTAAAACCCTGGGAGATCCGATACCCGAAAGAGTATCGCCCGTGAACGGAGCAGTCTACAAATTGCCGAGTTTGCCTGGAGTAGATGGATATCGAAGGGTTTCAATATACACCTTTGATCCGGGCCGTTAAGGCTCGTCGAAAGACTGGAGGAGGTGCCCTGCACCCCTATAAATG